AATTAAAAAAAAAAAAGAATTTACAATTAGAATAATTAATATTTTATCACCATTAATTTATGAAGGATTATCATCAATATATAGTAAAGCTAAAGAAAATTCAACTGGAGATAATGTTTTAAAATTATTTCAATCTTTTTTAAAAAGAGTTCCAAAATGGAATAATGATCTGTTATTATTAGAGGTTAATAGAATTAAATCAAGTTCAAAAGATTTTGAATTTATTAATGATCTTCTTCGTGCTTGTTTAAAAGCAAATTTATATATAATGGTATTTTCACCTTATCAAAAAAATTATTCTAAAATAAATCAAAATCATTATAATAATATTGATTTTAATAAATTTATTCATACTATATATATTGAATGTGCTAGAGAACTTTGGAATAATCCATATTTATTTTATCATATTTATCCAAATATTGAAATTAAAAGAAATCAGAGAGATACACTTAAATTAATTAATAATTGTATAGAAGAAACTATTAGAAAAACATTACCATTAAAACATATTTTAGATTTATATTTGGGAGATGATATTATTGAAGATGTACCAAATGATGATTTTAATAGTACTATTACTGAAATTGAAGTACAAAATTTAAAAACATTATTAAAAAAAGAATTGAATGAACCATCGTATGAACCATCCTATAAATTACCTGAAACTATTGATAAAAAATCATCTGAAGTAAATTCTAATTTTTTAATTAAAGAACCTACAATAAAACATCAAAACTCACAATTAAGTAATATAAAAGAAGATATAGTATCTACCGAAAATATAGTATCTACCGAAAATATAGTATCTACAATAAATATAGTATCTACAATAGTATCTACACCTGTTAAACAAGAATTAGAAATGAAAGGCGGAACAAATAATAGTAATACAAATTCTACACAAAATGTTAATAAAAAAATTTTAAATATATTAAATAATAAAGACTTAGATTTATCTGATTATAATAAAACATCTGAAAATAAATTAAAACAACATAATGTATCAGAAACAAGTTCAGACAAATTAAATTATACTAATATGGATATGAATTTAAAAAAAATATTAAAAAATGATCTTGTAGAAAGTGAAACAGAATCTATAAATAATTCTTATAAACAAAATAATAAATCATATCAAGAAATATTTTCTAACTCGGTTAATAATAATTTAATAAATGAAGACACACATAAAAATAAATTTTTTAATAATTATTTACAATTTTAACTATTTTTAATTACTGTTACTGACGGTGATACCATATCTAACATTGCAAACGCAATAGATGATATTGATGCAATCATTATAATTTCTTTAGTTTCAATTGGTTGATTTGGAATATATCTTACAGAAACAAGTATAATAAATCCCATTAAAATATATTTAATCATTCTTTTACATTTTTCTAAAACATCATATTGATTCGCATTAGACTTAGAATTTGGCATTATTAACTTAAAGTAGAAATTATTTCTTAAATATATTAATGAAAAAAATTATATATTTTATGGCTGGAACTTTTATTTTAATTTATATGTTACAATTTTTAGATACAAAATATAAAAATAAATCATATAAATATAATATCTTTAATAAAATAAAAATACCATTACTTGCATCAGCAATAGTTGGTTTAACTACACAATATATATGTGATCCCAATATATCATCAACAATTACACAAGATATATTTACTGAAATTCCTAATTTTTAAAATTAATATATATTAATATATAATGTGTACAAAAAATGTAGGATTTGGTCAATCTCAGTTAAGATTAAAAAAATTTAATGTAAAAGAAATGGTTGATCATGCAACCATCGCAATGATTGCTAAAAGAGCTTCAGGTAAATCATATTTAACTAAAGAACTTTTATACCATAAAAGAGATATTCCAACAGCAGTTGTTATTAGTAGAACTGAAAAATTAAATAAATTTTATGGTGAATTTATACCAGATTCTTATATTTTTGATGATTTTGATTCAAATATTCTTAGTAAAATTTATCAAAGACAATCTAAACTTAATGAAGATAATATTGAAAGAAAAAAAGAAGGAAAAAAAGAAAAAGATGATAGAATTATCCTTATTATGGATGATTGTATGTCATCTAAAGGTACATGGGTAAAAGAAGAAACTGTTTTAGAACTATTTTTTAATGGAAGACATCATAGAATATCATTTATTCTTACTATGCAATTTTCATTAGGTATTCCACCTGAAATGAGAAGTAATTTTGATTATATATTTCTTTTAGCTGAAGATTTTATATCTAATCAAAAAAGATTATATGATCATTATGCAGGTATGTTTCCATCATTTGATATATTTAAGCAAGTTTTTGCCGAAATTACACAACATTATGGTATTATGGTGATTGATAACAGAATACATAGTACAGATATTACTGAAAAAGTTTTTTGGTATAAAGCTAAACAAGTACCCGATTTTAGGCTTGGTTGTAATAAATATTTAAAGTTTCATAAAAAATATTATGATTCAGAATGGAATAAAAGATTACCACTATTTGATCCATCTGAAATTTTAGCTAAAAAAAGAAATAATTTTAGAATTAATATTAAAAAAGTTAGATAATAAATATCTAAACATCTTCAGTTTGTGTAACTGTGTTATTTTGTGACATTTTTTCTAATTTTCTTTCTAATTTTATCTCTTTCTTTTTTAATTCATCTGCTTTATCTTCAAATTCTTTAATTGTTTTTTCAAGATTTTTTATTTTATTATTTAATAAACTAGTATTATTAATATCTGTGGATTCTAATAATTTTTGTTGAACTTCATTAATTGTATTATTAGAATTTTCAATTTGACTTTCTAAACTTTTTCTTATATTTTCAAACTTTCTTTTTTCTTCAAAAATTTTAGATTTATTTTGATTTTCAACATATCCTTTCATTAAATTATTTAATTCTTCTTGAACGTATTCTGCAGAACCAGCTTTTTCTGATGTCGGATTTGGATCATATGGTAACCATTTACCCATTTCACCTACAAATACATTAAAATATTCATCAATTGATTGAAGATTTTTAGCATGTTCAGATGCTTCTTCCATAGTAGCAAATACACCTCTAACTTTAATACCTGTTAATGTAGTTTTATTATCTTTATCACTTAAAAAACTTAAGCAAACATAATTTTGATTTTTTGGATTGTGTTTATCTTCAATTAGATAATCTGGACTTGACATTATAATTTATACTTGTAAATCTTTAAATTGTTTTATAATAATTATATTATTATTAAGGAATCTATATGTTTTAATTATAATTTTTAGATTGTTCATCTTCGGATTGTTCATCGTGTTCATCTTCAGATTGTTCATCTTCTTGATATTTATATAAATCAGACTGTTCATTATATTGATAATTATCTTCATCCGGTTCATCTTCATCCTGTTCATCTTTATCACCGTCGTTAATTGTATTATTTCTTCTAAATAACATTAACATACTAATAATAATTACTATTATTACAAAAATACCAATAAATATATAATAATAATTCATATATATTATAATGAGGAAATAAATTCCCGGATAAGTATGAAAAAATTACAAAAAAAAAAGAACTTGAAGAGTTAAATAAAAATCAAGCATCAACTGATATTTATAAATGTTCAAAATGTAAAAAAAATAGATGTAAAACAGAAGAAAAACAAACAAGAGCCGGAGATGAACCAGCAACTTTATTTGTTGAATGTTTAGAATGTAAAAATAAATGGAGAATTGGGTAGTATATATTAGTTCTATTTATTATTATTTCTTTTATATTTTAAAAATACTATTATACAAAATGCTATTATGAGCCAACATGATATGTTAAACATATTATAAGAACATTTATTATTATTTTCTTCTATCATAATATTAGAAAAAAATTCATTTATATTTATAATTTCATGATATACATTAGAATTCGAATGATTAATAATTTTTGTTGATGAATCAGTATCAGAAAATCCAAGTGTATAAGATGATAGTGACTGAAAGTCATACCTATATATATCTTTAGATACATCTATTATTTGTGTAGATATTATCATATTATTTAATTCTGGATCAGTTACAGAATTATATAGTTCAATTTTAAAACCCATTGCATTTGTTGCTTTATATCTTTCATCACGTATATTATATAAAACAATTGATTGTATGTTACCTACTAATGTATGTGGAATATTTTTAATTATAATAGCATCTGTGTTTCCGTTGTTTGATGAAACTGCATACTCATTAAAAATAACTTTATTATTATATAACAAGTTAGAAGGTTGTCTACCTGTTTTTCTTCCTATGAATTCAGTTATTGGTACATTTTTATTATTCCAGTTTGCAAAATAACTTCTTAAAGTATTTGAATTTGCAGCTAATATATTAACATTATCTACCCAACATTGTAGTTCTATTAATCTAATTTGTATATAAGGTTCAGTTGAGGTCGGTCGTCTTATTACAATTGTATTAAATTGTGCTTGTAATAATGATTGTTCTTGTAATAACGGTTGTTCTTGTAATAACGGTTGTTCTTGTAATGACGGTTGTGCTTGTAATGATGATTGTACTTGTAATGCCGGTTGTTCTTGTAATGCCGTTTGTGCTTGTAATGCAGGTTGTTCTTGTAATGCAGGTTGTGCTTGTAATGCAGGTTGTTCTTGTAATGCAGGTTGTGCTTGTAATGCAGGTTGTTCTTGTAATGATGAGTGTGCTTGTAATGCAGGTTGTGCTTGTAATGATGATTGTGCTTGTAATGCAGGTTGTGCTTGTAATGATGATTGTGCTTGTAATGCAGGTTGTGCTTGTAATGATGATTGTGCTTGTAATGTCGGTTGTGCTTGTAATGATGATTGTGCTTGTAATGTCGGTTGTGCTTGTAATGATGATTGTGCTTGTAATGCATCTTCAGATTGTTCATCGTGTTCATCTTCATCCTGTTCATCTTTATCACCGTCGTTAATTGTATTATTTCTTCTAAATAACATTAATATACTAATAATAATTACTATTATTACAAAAATACCAATAAATATATAATAATAATTCATATATATTATAATGAGGAAATAAATTCCCATTTATTTTTTTTACATATTTTTTCCCAAACTTCTTCTTGTTCTTTTAAGTTTTTTGTTGATTTTAATAATTGAAAACTTGATAATAAATGGTCTAATTCTAATAATTGACAAAATTTATGTAAAACATATGAATATGATAAAAAGTTTTTTCTATTTTTTGATTTATAAATTTCCCATGGTTCTTGAATTTTTATAAACATATCAATAAATATCATTTCTGTGTTTCTATCAACTGTAGGTGGTGGTAAACCTGTTAATTTATTTATTATATATGGAATATGTTCATATAAATTATTATGTCCTAATTTTTTTAATATTTGTTTTAATTTATTTCTATCTATATTAGATAAATCTTTTATTCTATTTTTATTAATTTCATTAATAACCTCAATAAATATATTTTCTGTAATTTCAGTTGTTTCTTTTGCTTGAAAATGACTAATCCATTCTTTAAAATGATTAATTCGTTTATAAGGCGAATATTCTTTTATTTGACGATCTTCATCTAAAATAATTTCTTCACTATCACCACATGTTGGACATACATAGCTTGATTCACCCATATCTAAAATTTTTTCAATATCACATTCATTACAATATTTTATTCTATTTGTACCATCATCTTTTATTATACGTGTTCCTTCTACACATTGACAATATTTATCAAATAATTGAGTTCTTGATTCATTGTCATCATCTTTAATAACTTTTTTTTTATTAAAATAATCTAATATATTTTTTGTTTGATAAAATTGATTTTTATTATCATCCCTTAACTTGTAATAATCAAAAATAATATAACCAGTTTTATCATAATAATCTAATTCTTGAATATTATCATTAATATTATATATTTCGTCTTGTAATTCTTTAATCTTATCTAAAATACTTGCCCTACGTTCATAAAATATATCAATATTTTGAACTTTTTTTAAAGTTAAAAGATATAATTCTATTTTAAGTTTTTCAATTTCTTCTTTTTTTGAAGGTATTTTATATTTATTATCTCTAAAAGATTGAGAAATTTCTTTATGTTTTTTGTCTAAAGTAGTTGAGTCTCTTACTTCTAATTTTTTATTTT